CGTCACCATAAAAACTTTATTAGTATCATCTACTGCTGTGTACATGTCTGCCCCGCCAGCGCCGACGTTAAAACCGAAAGCCGAATTATTAAAATAATCAATCTGCGAAGCATCGTCTAAATCATTAAGCAGGGTTGTGCCGCCGCTGCCTGCTATTGTAAGAAGCTTTGTAAAATCTGGGTCAGGCGTGACTCCAGAATCAGTCTTAGCCTTGATAAGTTTATTAGCTACTGTACTCATTATGCCATCGCCTGTCCAGCCGTGAAGCCGTAGTAAGTAGTACCACCGTCAATAGTATAGAATACAAACACATCTACACCGCCACTGGTTGCTGTCAAGGTAGGCGCTGTGCCTCCCGCCCAGTCAACACTAGCAGGCCAAGTAATTGTACGGGCTGTGGTGTCCTGAATAACTTTCAAGGTGAACGCTGTAGCATTGCCTGTGGTTGCTGGGTTGCTAAAGGTGTAAGTAGTATTGCCTGTGAGGTCATGTACAAAGTTAGTCGCAGTCGCTAGGTCTATAGTAGTTGCCGTGCCTGTAAGGGTTTCTGCGTCTTCTGTGATAGCTCCTTGTACTGTTAGAGTTACTGCAACATCTAAAGCACTACCAGGCGAACTAGTACCAATACCCACGTTACCGCTGGAGTCTATGCGCATGGCTTCTGTGCCATCAATTCGCCAGCGGTGGATATTAGGACTAGAAGGATGCGAACCACCAAATACTGAATAATTAGCTCCAGAGTTAGTTGCATTACCGCCCGACACGGTTATCAAAGAAGTGTCGCTAGTGGGTCTGATGCTGTCTGTATTATCAATACGCACACCGCCAGTATTAGCAATGCCTGATAGGTGTAGGTCTTTGAAGCGACTATCAGAATGTCCTATGTCAACTGTTGCATCTATATTAGTGCCGCCTTTATGAGGCAATACCGCACTAGTACCAAACTGCAAACCTGAGTGTGTTGAGTTTCCTTCAATCACTAAATTGTCAGAGTTATCAACACCAACACTACCTACGGTTGTGCCGTCTTTGCGGAACTGTGCGATAGTGCCATCACTTCCTAATCTATTAAAGATTGCAGAAGGGTTATTGCTTCTAGTTAAAAACGCTACAGAATCTCCACCACCAACATAGTATTCAAACCCTTTTGTTACACCTAAATCAGAAGAAGTCTTACCCACCAACAGGTTGCCTGATGAGTCTATGCGCATGCGTTCTGTGCTAACTGTATTAAAAACAAGAGGATGGGAGCTTCGGGTTCCCACCTCACCAGCAAAACCATTGCTAGTTTGTGGTGGCACAATTTCAATCTGCCTTAACCCAGAAGCATCAGTAACTAAAACACCTGAGTCTGCCGCAGTTGTTAAACTTGATGAAGGCGAACTAGTACCAATACCCAAAGACTCCGCAGACGCATCCCAGAACAACTTAGCCGTTGTGCCTGTGTCCTCGTAGAAGCTGATGTCTCCGTTGTTGGCGACAAGCATACGATTGACGTTGTTTGTAGTTCCGTTAGAAGTGCTAAACATTAATTGTGAATCATCACCAAGCGCATCAACTGTGGTAGCGGTAATAGATGCTTTTATCCCTGCTCCGGGTGTAGACGTATCATTGCCATAGAATTGAAGGTCTCCAATAACTGCGCCTGCGCCTAAACCATTGCCTGTGCTTTCTAGCTTAATTATTGAGCCATCTAGATTGCTAACAGTCAAACCATCCATCGTGGCTGTGCCAGTAACGTCTATGCCTGTGGATTTTGTTGCTAACTTAGTATTTCCTTGATGCCCTAATCTAATCTCACTAGCAGTTGTTGTTAGCAGGTTTTGACCACTGCCGTTTTTAATAATAGTCCCTGCATCTGAGTTACCTAAAATTAAATATCCTGTCCCAGCGTCGCTAATATAGCTATTAGACCCATCATGGTAAATCTCTAGGTCATCACCAGCACCGAACGTAGCCTTGTCGTTGTCGCCGAAGTTAAGGTCGCCTGTCAGCGTACCGCCGGTAGTCATCAAAGCACCAGCGGCTGTTACGTTAGCTGTGTCCGTTACGTCTGCACTGGCTTCAATACCATCTAGCTTAGTGTTGTCGGCAGAGGTAAAGTTAATCTCGGTAAGACCGCCATCGCCCACGGTGTATGTAGTATCAGTCCAAGGAACATTGACAACGGCTTGGTCGTCGCTGTTTAACTGGATACCGTAAGTTCTTGCAGCAGTAGTAGTTACAGCATTAGCAACTACAGTTTGGTCTGTGTCACTAAACAGCTCAATGCCGCCTAAAGTTGTGTCAGTAGCCACGGGAAGTGCAAAAGAAGTGCTAGTAATTGTAAAGCTAGGATATGTTCCTGAAACGGAAGTACCACCAGCGCCTGTCAATGCGACAGTCTGGTCAGGAGCTGTATTAGCAATCTCTCCACCAGCGGACAAGCTAATGCCTGTGCCTGCCGATAGGGATGCTACAACGTTAGTGGTGTCGGTTACATCTGCACCTGCTTCGATACCGTCGAGCTTTGTGCCGTCTGTGGCTACGTCTCGTCCATCGAAGGTGCTGTTGGTTGTTATTGCGCCTGTCATCGCTCCACCTGTTCTAGGTAGTGCGGCATCGGCTGTGGTGCCCTGCGCAGCAGTAGCGTAGTCCGTAGAGGCTGTAGTGGCAGCAGTGCCCAAGCCTAGGGTAGTACGTGCAGCAGAAGCGTTCGCATCGTCAATCAGTGTACCACCAAAAGTCGAAACGGCTGAGGAATTTAGTTTAGTAGCACTAGCTACAGCTATGTTGTCAAACTCAGTGTTAATCTCCGTCCCTTTAACAATCTTAGCAGGGTTACCAGACGGCAGAGAATCTTTAGCAGCAAAGTTAGTAGTTTTAATATAATTAGACATCAAGAAACCTGTTCAAGTATGAGAGGAGGGGAAAGTAGAAAAAGGGACTCCCCTGTTACAGGAAGCCCCTCTTGGTTACTACTTATGCATCTACTGCAAGTACGAATCCAGCGTCTGGACGCAAGACCTTAGTGCCGTACAGAGTGTCAGCAGTGTACAAGGTTCCGAGGAACTCCTGCTTGTACTGAGTCTGTGAACGAACGCCCTGCTGCTCTGCCAGAACAAAAGTGTCCTTGTGCAGAAGCTGTGCGCCTTTAACACCACTTTCAAGAGTAGCAGCGTTGGTTGATACAAATACGTCAATGCCGTACAGAGTACCAATCTGACCGTTCTGAACACCGCGACCATCTACGAAGTCAGAAGAGTTGTAGCGGTCAATGCCCATGATAGCGTTACGCAGTGAAGGTGGAACTACGAAGCAGCGGTTGTCCATAGGAACGTCTGCATCATCCATCTTCTGAATCAAAGCACGGAAAGCTAGGTCAGAAAAATCACCACACTCAGCAGCACCCTGTGCGCTGTATGCTTCAAGAAGACCGGAAGTAGGGTCAATCTGGAAAGAAGCACTGTGAGTCCAGTCGCTACCATCGCCGTCACCCAGAGACTTACCAAGGTTAGTCAGGTCAGTATCAACCTGCTTAGCCAGAGCATAACCAGCGTCGCCAGTGTAGAACTGACGGAGAGAAGCCAGAGCCTGAGTCTCGGTGATGTCTTCAATCATACGAGAGTATTCGAAGTGCTTGTCGATAACAACCTGTACTTCACCCTCAGAAGCATTCTGAATGGTTACAGCTTGGCCTTCAACCTTAGCGTGAGCATCGCCACGAACAGGCTTAGGGATATGTACAACGTCGCCTTTCTTACCAGTCATGCCCAAAGACTTGACCAGAGGAGCCAGAACCAAGTTAGACTTGTATGCAGCAACAACTTCGTCACTCCAAATTTCTGGGATAAAAGTAGCAGCGCTAGTGTTGTCTACCGCACCGCCCATGTTGGGATATGTTGAATCAGTCATAATTTAATACCTTATAATAAAAGAGTTTAGTTAGCGGACTCTCTTCTCGGCATAAGCCCTAGTGATTTCATCAGATAAAGCTAAATACCGTTCTGGATTGTCCTGCATTAGTTTAATAATGTCTGAGCGTCGATATATCTTCTTCGCTCGCTGTTCTCCATTTCCTTTGGTGCTACCAGTAGAGGCAGCTTTAACAGCGGATTTCCTTGTTTGCTTCTCAGCAGCTACAGTCTTAGCTACGGCACCTTGACGTTCCTTCCAGTTAGTGAAGAGTTCGTCGGCAGCTTCGTAGTCGTACTGCGTGTCTGCTTGAGCAAAGAGCTGTGTTCTAATCTTAGAGGCTTTAATCCATTCAACAAACTTTGGGTTCTGAACAATATCAGTCATGTCAGGATGACGCTTCTGAAGTTGTGTCATTGCAATAGTTCGTGCCTGTTCCTGTGTGGCAGCCTCAGCCTTCTTAATTGAAGGGTGATTAGCGATAGCTCTTTCGACAGCCTTGTCAGGGTCGGAAAAGAAATCAATATCTTCGTCTACAGTTTCTTGCGTTGGTGTAGTGTTGTCGAGTTGTGTCTGAATGTAACTATCAACGACTGAACGTAACTCCCCTACTTCTCCGCTTTGCTTTCCTAGGAGCTTCTCAGCTTCTTGGTGCATCCTTACAATCTCAGCGGTTGACTTTCCTTTGTACTTCTCGGGGATGTCATCTTCTTGTGTTTCCGCAGGAGTTACCTCTTGTTGAGTTTCCTGTGTAATTTCCTCAAGGTTGCCTAGTTCTTCTTTGTCGTCTTCTGGACGCTCGTCTGGTAAAATTGTTGCCATTATTAAACTCCGTACC